ACACCTACTACTGTGTCTGACAAAGCCATAGTAGCAGGAGAGTCAGCACCCTCGTAAACTACGATACTACGCTTACCAAAAATAATTAATTTATTATTATGGGCAGATAGTGCTACAACTTCGTCGTGACCGTCAGGCCATACTTTAGACAAGTTAATGGAACCAGAGGTCCCACCTAGCCAGTCATGGCCAATCAAAAGATCAGACCAATAAACAGTTGATTTATCCGTAGCAAAGTCAGCAGTCCAGAGTCTACCGTAAGCTGCTAGGACTTCATTCCCGTACATACTAGAGGTGACACCGGCTGCACCTGTGACTGTGCTTAGTTGCAACACGTCCCCGTTAGTGCCGCCGGGATTAACAGTTGCAATGTTGTTGTAAATAAGAGGCTCGTAGCCACGCTGGAAAAAGTAGATGCTGTCGTTAAAGTTGACCATCTTCCAGTCATCAGCAGTAATTGTGTAGCTGCCGGGAGTCTCATCAGCTAACGTGGTTGTACCACTGAAAATCTTGTTGTTGCCTACTGAGAAAATCTCGGTGTTACCTGCGTCGTCCCTGAACTCCTTGATAGAACTTAAGAAGTCACTACCTAGCTGCGTCTTATCAGTCGTGATGACCAAGTGACCCTTACGTGCTGCAATACGCCCTCTCTTGTCGATAACAGCGTTGTCTGCTGTTTCAGCAAAGGAAGGGTCCTGAGCTAATGGTGCGTCCTCAGTGTTGATGCCTTGGAACGCAGGTGCTACAAGATTAATACTTTTGAGTTCTTGTGCCATATAAGTACCTTAAGGCGTGTAGAAGATAGTTTCTTCGGGGTGTCTAGCGGCGTCCATAGCAATAGCATCGGACAAGTACTTGTTAGCCATTGAGAAGTACTCAGTACTGGACGTGCCACCTGTTTCCCCACGTTCTCGTGAAGCAAAAGCTACAGCAAGGTGCGTCACAGGCATAGGAGGTATCTTTAGCGTGTCGGTGTCAGCACTTAAGTCAGGGTTACGTAGCGCACAGTTAAAACGTAAGGAGTAAACTCCGTCTGGCTTAGGGTAAACATCGATTAACGTGTCACCGTCTGAGTCAACACCGTTGTACGTGTAGTACATGGGTGCACCAGAGACAGGGTTTCCTAAGAGAAACTGTGAATCAAACCAGTTGTTAGTCTGGTACTGCATTATTAAGTTTGACGTATCGTTCAACACGTTTAGCTCTTTAATGTTATTCTGGCTACCAGTTAAAGAGTAGTTGAATACGTCAGCAGTAGTAGTGATTGTAAGGGTAGTCCTAAGTGCAGACCAGTCCCACGAGGTTTCTACGAGGTCCTTAGCGTCATTAATAAGGTCTCCGATTAGTTTGCTGTAGGAAGTAGACTGAACAGAAGAAACCTCTGTTTCTCGTAGTCTCCTAAGCACATTATTAACTAAATCTAAATAAGTCATTAGATCATTCCTTTAAACAAACTTTCATTAATGATTCGATCAAGTTCAGAAGTGTAGTCTTTTGGTTGATACTGGACTCCTGTAAAACCGGGAAGCTGATAAGAAACTCCTCCCATATAGGGCTGTCCACCGCTTAACATACCACCGCCACCAGAGCGTACACTTCCACTACCGCTACCGTCGCCGTCACCAGAGCCGTCTCCGTCCCCGTCACCATCCCCATCACCTTCTCCAGTACCTGTACCTGTCCCAGTGCCATCACCGTCGCCAGATCCATCTCCGTCACCAGAGCCACCACCGTCTCCATCGCCAGTATCATCGCCACCGCCAGCTTCCCCACCGTCACCAGTGTCTACACCGTCTCCGTCAGTACCAGCGCCACCTCCGTCTACAGCGCCTCCTATATCTACTACGTCTTCGTCAACAATGTCTCCGACGCTGACTTCTTCAACAACTTCTTCAAGAGGGTCTACTGCTTCTGGAGTTTCTGTAACTACCTCAGGTACTGGGGTAACTACCTCAGGTACTGGGGTAACTACCTCAGGTACTGGGGTAACTACCTCAGGTACTGGGGTAACTACCTCAGGTACTGGGGTAACTACCTCAGGTACTGGGGTAACTACCTCAGGTAAGACAACAGCAGGATCAACTTGGGTATTACCTCCTACGTCGATAACGCTTTCTTCTTCAGCAACGTCTTCTTCGCCTTCTGCGGGTAGTCCTTCATTTACTGTTTCTTCACTAATAACTTCCCCATGTTCCCCGTAAACACCGTCTTCCCTAGGAAGACCTATAGGATGTGGGGGGTTAAGGTCGTCACCAAAAGGACCAAGCCATCTTCGCCAACCGTCAGGCCAATTGTAAATATAAATAACACCGTCTTCAACTTTCCAAAAAGGGTCAGGCGATGATGTGGCTTCTTTATCTGGGTCTCCTACGTTTGTTGATTCACCACGAGCTGGAGGAACCTCAGTATCTGGAGTAGTTTCAGTAGCTTCAGTAGTTGGAGTAGCTTCAGTAGTTGGAGTAGCTTCAGTAGTTGGAGTAGTTGGGGCAGCGGTACTAGCGCCTCCGCTTTCAGCGCCACCCCCGCCACCGTCAGGCGCTGATTCATCAACTGCTTCTACGGGTTGTTCTGGGAGAAAAGGATCTACTTCTATCTCTACTTCAGGTTCTGTTATTTCTATAGGTATTTCGGCTATAGGTACTTCGTCAACTACAGTTTCTGGAGTAGGTAAAGGAGCAGTAGTAAAGTCTTCGTCACCTATGGTTTCCTCAACGGTTGAAGTACCCAATAGGTCTGAGTCTGGATCTAAGGAAACTACTTCCTCTACTTCTGCTGCTCGTTCTGCAAAAACACTTTCTTGATACTCTAAAAGATCTGCAACTGTAGCAGGGTTGCCTTCTCTGTCCGTAAGTTTTGTAATATCGCCAACAAGAAAATAATCGCTGGGTGTAAGATCCTCAGGATTAAGACCTGCATTACGTGCCGCATTTTCTATGTCTTCTCTTGTAATTACTTGAACATTAGCTTCTGCATTACCAACGGAACCTATAGGATCTACTACGCGAGTACTTCCCGTAGAAGAACCTGTAGTAAGTTCTGGTAAAGGTTCAGCTTCAGTTAATACAAACTCTTCTTCTGTTATTACGTCTTCTGGTATTTCTTCTGATTCAACTGCCGAAGCAGCAGTATTAATAACGTCAACTACTTCTATTACATCAGAAATAACACCTTCATTAGAAGCAGTATTCTTTATAATGGTCATAACATAAGGAGGTATGCCACCACCAGCAGCAGCGCCAGTACCTGCGGATATAGCACCGCCAGCTTCTAGTGTTTGTCCTATGCCTGTTAAAATATCTCCTACATTTCTAGCCCACTCAGTAGTTTCATAAGCCACATTAGCACCAGACGCAGCACTAGCTGCCGTAGCCGTTGCGCCTGAACTGCTTAAAGTTTCACCTAGTGACGCTAAGTCTGCGCCTAAACCTGCTGTTAAAACATTAACAACAACAGCTTTAAGTACAGCTTCAAAGATCATTTCTAAAGGTGAGTCGGCTTCACGTACAGTGTGGTAAGACCCTAAAGGTACATCATCGTACTGGCCTACGTTTAGTTCATATTGACCACCAGCAGGGCCATCAACGTATATGTCAATACCCGCTGTTTCAGCAGCAGAACGAATAGCAGTCATATAAGAAGAACTAGCTAAGTCACCAGCAGTAACCGTAACGCCTCTTTCAGCTCCTTTAGGGCCTCCTGAGCCTTGGTTTAACGCAGTGTCTATAGTTCCTAGAGTACCTCTTACGCCTTCACCGCTTGGATTAATAAAGCTAGATACATTATCAAACTCTGACTGTAAGTAAGACCCAAAGTTATCACCTTCGTTAAACTCACCTACTTCAAAAGTTTCAGCTCTAATAACTGAAGCTAAGTTTTCAGCACCCCAGTTTTGACTTAGTTGATCCGCTGTGTATGTGCCGTCTATTAAGCCATTAACAGCCGCAGCGCCTCTTACATTTCCCCACTCTTGTCTAAACTGTTGTACTCGCTCTTTCTGTTCGTCTGTACGTTCACCCTGAACACCAAAGAAAGCCTTAGGGTCTGCTACGTCCCACCAACCTTTAGGTGCATTGCCCACAGATCCTATTGGGTCTACAACTCTTGTACGCTCCATAGACCCCGTAGGAGCTGCTGACAATACTGGGCCTTCTACAGCTACGGAAGTTCCCTTACCTATTCCAGAGTCTCGTCTAGGAGCACCGACCGTCTGCCAAGGGGCTGTCCTTTTACCACTTAACATACCTCCTGTATCTTTTTTAGCCACAGGCTCTGCTTTAGGCACATACCTATCTTGATAGTAGCTGTACAAATCAGGAGTTCTAGCCCTCATCTGATACTTCTTGTAGGCAGGTAGGCTATCCCACTGTTGCTTAGTAAGTCTCTTGTAAGCCATTACTTAGACACCCCTGATTTCTTTTCATAAGTTCTCATTGCACCTAAGCCTAACATTCCCATCAACACAGGCATCATAGTCTCCAAAGGAACTAAAGGTATAACTATGTCTAACTCAAGCAACGCTAGAACAAAGTTGCTAAAGGGGATAGTAATAAAGTTCCCAAACATACCTAAGACGCACACCCAGCCTACTGCTGGCCTCCATCCTGCCACAAATAGTGACTTGTGTGCTGCTTCTACTTTGTTAACCTCAAGCTGGGCCTGAGCAATTTCTTGCGCGTATTTCTGTGACATCGTTGCAATTTCATGCGCCAACTTAGCCTTAGTGTCAGCATCGGGTATAAACTTGTCTAAGAGACCAGTCACAGGCCCTATGAGCTTATCAATCATTACGCTTGTTCCAAAGTTCAAACAAAGTCTTAATTTTTTCTTCCACTACGTCCATACGGGACATGAGTTTACCTATTGTAAGAACAAGGATAATGAAACCTACAAATATGGGCCAGATGGAACTAATTAAATCAACGTACTCCATCTGAACACTGGCCTGTCTTAATTTCCAAGTCGTTTATCTTTGTTCTCAGCTCTCTGACTTCTTCCTTTTGTTCTTCCAGAGCCATTATCTTAGCGTTCTGAATGAGGTCGTCAGGTAGTGCACCTCTGAGTCCCAGAGGCCACTCACGTACAAAAGCTGCGTTTTCCTTCATGGTCATGTCCTGTATTGACTGACCGTGTTCTAAAGTAGTAATACGGCTGTTTAGCGTCACGTAGGCTGCGGTAGCTACAACTAAGGAAGCTCCTAAGCCTACGAGGTTACGCAGAGGTACAGTAACTTTAGTCTCGTCACTAATCTCTGGCATTGAACCAGCCTTTAACAGTGTCAGTCTCAAAGATCCTGATGACAGTCCATACAATGCTTAAAGCAGCAGCCACAGCAGGAATCCAGCCCATAAGGGTGGACACTGTAGTGGTGACTGCTACTACGTCTATTGCTGCTTTAGCTTCTTCTTGCATTATTGTTTTGCCTTACCAATGTTAATAGCTAGTAGGTCTACAAACTTGTACAGCTTTGCTAACCACTCGTCGTCTTTAGGAGTAGGAGTAGAAGCTGCTATAAGTGATGCAACAGTTACAATGGTTGTTACAACGGATACTATGCCCATCAAGTCCATTACCACGGTACTCCTGATGCCTGCGTTGGGTTCTTCTGTGCTTCAATGTTAGCCGC